AATCTGTCGGTTATGACATCTGCTAGTGTAGCATTCTATGATGGACAAGGTAATACAGCTAACAATATACGTGCTTTATTTGGTGCACAAATGGCCCAGATTGGAAAAGCTACATCTGATCACGTTATTATAGATGCGCAAGGTGTAACGGCATACAAAGGCGATGGAAGTTTACATGAGCTTATAGGTATAGTCGACGGAGCAAATCTCAAAAATGCTACTATTACCGGTTCCAAAATTGCTAGTTCTACTATCGAGAATAGTAACATTAAAGATGGTACCATCACAGGTGCTAAAATTCAAGGCTCAACACTTAAGGATATTCCGTATGCAGAAATAGACGAATTAAAAACTCGTAATATTTCGGCTAGTTCTATAGAAGCTGCTACAGGATTTGTGTCAACATTAGCTAGTAATAGCATTAATGCCACTAAAATAGTAGCCAACCAAGGTATTATAGATAATCTTGAAACCAATTTTGCTCATATCGAGAATGGTGTGATCGATAATGCTAATATTAACGTCGCTAATGTTAATGGGCTGTCAGCTAATTACGCTCATATTACTAACGGCACTATAGACAATGCTAAGATTGGTTATGCTGATGTAAATGGTTTGTCAGCTAACTATGCGCACATAGCTAACGGTGTTATAGATAATGCTAAGATTGGATATGCTGATGTAGATGGGCTTTCTGCAAACTATGCCACTATTGCAAATCTTAATGCCGCAAGTGGTAGAATAGATGATCTTGAAGCTGATCATGTTTCAACTACTGATTTAGCAGCAGAAACTGCAAGAATTGATACTTTGGTCGCTAATACAGCAGACCTTGCCACGATACGAGCAAACGCCGCTAAAGTTACTAATTTAACTGCGGCTGAGCTCGAAGCAGATCATGCTACAGTTGGGTCGTTAGATACTAACTATGCTCAGATTGATATGGCAAATGTCAATAATGCATGGATTCAAAATGGAACCATCAAAGACGCTGCTATTTCTGATGGTATGATCAATTCTGTTAGTGCTAACAAGCTGACTGCTGGTACGATTGATGCTAGTAATATTACTGTTACGAATCTTAACGCTGATAACATTACCACTGGAACCATCAATGGTCAACGAATCGGTGCCGGTTCAATTTCGCTTGATAAACTTTCAGAAGACGTCTACACTGAAGCAGAGGTTGATGCAAAACTCTCGACGATGCAGTCTCAGATTGATGGAGCTATCGAGACTTGGACAGGCACAACTGTTCCTACATTGCAGAATTCTCCTGCTTCGAGTTGGAATACAACCGCTCTGAAGGATTCTCATGTTGGAGACGTGTACTTCGTAGTTAACCCTCAGTCTCAGCAGAATGGCTATAACTATCGATTCACGAAGTCCGGCAGTACATATTCTTGGCAGCTTATCAAGGACTCTGACGTTACTAACGCTCTTCAAAGGCTTACTACAGCTGAGGGGAAGATTACTACATTTGACAGTGATATTTCTCAGCTCAAGACAGACACTGGTACACTGACAACCAAAACCACGAGTCTTGAAACAAGAATGTCCAACGCAGAGGATGATATTCTCGATAAGGTTGACACCACGACCTTTAACGAGGTTAGCGATACTGTCGATAGTCATTCTCAGTCTATTACTCAAATGTCCACGACGATTTCGAACAAGGCAGATAGCTCCACTGTATCGTCTTTGACTACTCGTGTTTCTAAAAACGAGCAGGATATTTCTGGTATCAATACGAAAATCGGTAGTCTTGAAACAACTGTGGAGAACAAAGCGGACGGCAGTACTGTAACTTCCTTGACAAGTAGAGTTAATAATATTTCTGACACGGTTGACGGGCATACTAGCCAGTTATCTAGTGTTCAGAGTACTCAAACCACCATTCAAGGTAGCGCTATTAAATCTACGGTTCAACTTTGGTTTACAAAAGCAAATACAACTGCTCCTTCTAAGCCAACTGCACATGTTACTACTGATAATGCTGCTACTGCTAATGCCTGGAATCTTGCTGTTCCGACATACAACGCAAGTTATCCTAATTACTACTATTGTTATGAATATGAGTATCTAAATGGGACATATGGCTGGTCAGCTGTAACTCGCGATATCGCAACTGGAGAGATGCAAGAACGAGCTAGGACAGCTATCTCTAATGCTGCTACTGCTGATGGTAAAGCTGTTGCCGCTCAGAATACTGCTGATAGTGCTGTCTCAGCTGCTTCTACTGCTGATGGTAAAGCTGTTGCCGCTCAGAATACTGCTAATAAAAATGTTAAAGAGTCTGTACAATTATGGTGCACTAAGGCATCTAACACAGCTCCGGCCAAACCGACATCGGCTGTTACATCTACTGCTACCACTGGCAATGCGTGGACTACTAAAGTTCCAGCTTATAGTTCTAGTTATCCTTATTACTTTTATTGTATGCAGTACAAATTGGCAGATGGCACATACACTTGGTCTGACGTTGTTTATGATCAAGCCACCACCGAGGCGCAAAGTGTATCTAGAACTACCAGCTCGAATCTTAGTACTGTAACCACTAAAGTAAATACTATATCTGATACTGTTGACGGTCATACATCTCAACTAAGCGCAACTACTACGAGTCTGACCACGCTTAGGACTGATTTCGACAATCTTGAGATTGGTGGGAGGAATTTACTAAAGAATAGTGATTCTCTTCCGGGTTCGTCATGGGTATTTTTCAACGCAACGGTTTCTAATGGAGTCGCAACGGTTGGTAAGTCTGACCTTTACGAGAATCGTATTTATCAGCAGCCAGTTAATGGGTATTGGGAATGGGAAGCAAATACATCATATGTGTTATCAGTTGAAGCGCGTATTGTTAGTGGAAACGGTAGTCTAAGCATAAATCCGTATGGAGCCAATCGAGGACCAAAATACGTTAGCATCACTACGGAATGGGTACGATATAATTATGTCTTTACATCTGCGAGTAATATAAATGCTAATGGAAGCGTATCATTTTATAATAATGGAGACACTGGTTCTGTTATTCAACTACGTCGTCCGAAATTCGAAAAAGGCAACAAACCAACCGACTGGTCCCCAGCTCCAGAAGATCTAGAAAACTATGCAGACAATGCCGCTAACGCCGTTCCTCGCATGGCCAAGATAAACACTGCCCAGCGAACATTCACTACAGCTCAGTGGAAGACATATGGAACTTATGGTCTTGAAATAGTATGGGATACGGGCTCTTCCTACAATAACTCCCATCTTCGTGTAGGAGACAGAGCATATCTGACAGGTGTTATATCAGACCAAATGAAGGGCACTGCTACAATTATTGGCGAAGTAATAGTAGTGTATCCTTCACCAGATGGTACAACTTCTGTTACTCTGAAGAGCGAACAGTTGATATTTGGTGGAGATGCTGTATCTGCTATTCAAACAAGCTTATCTGAAACTCAAACTGATTATGCAACGTTTAAGCAGACTACTCAAAACTTTGAGTCCACTATAGGGTCTACTTATGCTACTAAGGAAGAGCTTACTACAACAGTTGAGCAAGCTACTCAGCAGTATGTTGATGTCGAAACCGAACCCTTTATAATTGGCGACGATGGAATTAGTGCACCTCTTCGTTCTATCGAGGCCAATGGTTGGTCTGAGCAGTTTAGCACTACGGGTAAGAATTTGCTGGATTATTCAAAAATAACAACTGGTGTTGAGATTAGTGTTAGTGGCGGTAAGATAGTACAAAGTCCGAATTGGTACGCAACCGATTATATACCCGTAGAACAAGGGAAGACATACATACATAGTGGGTTGTCATCTAGGTCTGTTTTCTTATATGGAAGCGATAAAACGTTTATAGAAAGAATATGGAACAATTCATTTACGATTCAAGAAGGTACGGCGTATATACGATTAAATAGCCTGCAACAAGGGTATACCACTCCCCAACTCGAACTAGGCTCCACGGCCACCGACTACGAGCCGTACACCGGAGGAAAGCCCTCGCCCTCTCCTGATTATCCACAAGAGATTAAGGTGGCTAGGGGGAGGAATTTGCTGGATGAGAGTAGCGTATTCTATGGATATATCGGTGAAAGCGCTCTTGTCGCTTTGAGTAACCAGAAGTCATTCATCGTACCGTGCTCTGACGGCGTGACATATACCGTCACAAAGATCATGCTGTCGCATAGTGGTGACCGATATGGCTTAGCTTATATCAAGGACGAGCCAGCCAATGGCGTGACTGTTTACGACAGGGCATATATACAGGCCTCCGACTCAACCGCATACGCTGGACAGCGCATCAGCATGACCGTTACGCCAAAGGACGGAGCAAAGTACATAATAGTGTGGGTTGGCTCAACGACTCTTTTCGATAGCGTTATAGAACAGGTTCAACTTACCGAAGGCTCCACGCCCCAACCATACGTCCCATACGGATATGTTGGACTTGAGGTGCAGGGGAAGAATCTGCTGGACGAAAATTCAATCGAACAGGGTGGTATCGATACGAGTGGTAATAGGTCTTCTGACGTAAATGTTAGGACCGCGAACAATAGGAGAATACCGGTTGCATCAGGAAACGTATACTCTATTTCTGGTGTATGCTCTGTTAACGCCGCGAATTTCAGCATTCTGTACTATGCAGACGAAATAACGAACACCCCAGTGTCTTATACCAACTGGATTGAAAATGGAACGACGTTCATTATACCAAACGGAGCAAATTATGCTAGGGTAGTAATGAAGTCGTCCGATAACACAAACGTAACTCCTATATCGTTCAGTAATGTGAAACTTGAACTCGGTTCCACCGCAACCGACTATGAACCCTACTACCACACCACCACCCCAATCCCCCTACCTGAACGAGGTTGGGTAGGCTCTCTACCAGATGGTACGGCTGACACGCTTACGATTGACGGGTCAGGGAAGGTGACGTGGGAGGAGAGTACCGAAGAGGTCGTGTTCGATGGGTCGAGTGATGAAGGCTGGACATACGAGAGCATATATAATCGTGTTATATCTGGGGCTATACCATCAGTCAGTTCTGTTGATAGTGATGTAAATCATATTAACGCATCATTATCCAATGTTTATAAATTACTTAAAAGAACAACAACAGTAGTCGCTGGGAACATTGGATATACCATTGTTGGTTCGTCAGTGCTTATACGCGATGAAACAAATGCAACATCTCTATCTAACTGGACCACTTGGCTCACTACCCACAATGTCACCGTCCTCTACCCACTCGCCACCCCAGTCACCGAACAATGCGGCTACGTAAACATGCCAGAAGTTTATCCAGGATGCACAATTAGTATTCCCGAATTGGATGAGGTTGGCATATCATACTGGACACCGGCATCTAAGTCTTTGGTTGATAATACTAGATTGCTAGAAGAGCGTGTGTCAAATGCAGAGACTTCTATAGATCAAAATAAGGACCAAATTGCCTTACGAGCCAAGTCATCCGATGTCTACACCAAGACTCAAACCGATGGATTGATATCTACAGAGGTTAGTAATCGAAACAGTGCTATAAACCAAAAAGCTGATGCTATTACTGCAAGCGTTGCTAGTACCTATACCACCAAAACTGAATTTAATAATCTTGAAATTGGTGGTAGGAATTTAGTTACTTCAGAGGCTTATTGCGCTAATGACAGAACTGATGTTGAATATCATGTAGTTCGTGGAACATCACTATGTTATACCAGCGCAATATTTGAAACTAGGTCCTTGATATCTGCTAGATCTGGTGATACATCTGTTCCCTATACTGAAGAAAATATAGAAGGAGAAACTATTACAATTAGTTTTGAGCATAAACTAGATACTAATGGCATTTCTCGTCCTATACTTTTATATCCATACCAAGATACTGGTCTATCAATAAAAGATACAGTAACTTTTAAGCCTAGTACCGAATGGCAAAAATTTACATTCACCACAAAGGTTAAGCGATGGACCACAGGTAATGGTAATGTTGGCCGAGGAACTATGTATTCCCCTGCTTCAGCAACAGATAATGGTCCTAGAACTAATGGCGCAATATACGTATATGATTTTGCTGGTGTTAATTATTATATTGTACGAAAGCTTAAAATAGAAAAAGGAAACAAAGCTACTGACTGGACCCCAGCTCCTGAAGATGTCGAAGCTTATACTGATGCTCAAGTTAATGCCGCTAAAGCCGATATTAAGGTTACTACTGATAACATTACTTCTGAAGTTAGCAAAATTTCTTCGGCTAAGTATGTAACATCAGCCACCGCTAGTTGGAGTCTTCCGAATATTAAAACCTGGTCTGCTGAAGGATACACTGGAACTTGGTCTATAACTAGTTCTGCTAATTTGAGAGTTGGAGACACTGTATACATTAAGGGTACTGATTCAACCAGAAATTGTCCTGTTTATATTAAAGTTACGGTTACTGGTATTACTTCCAACGCAAGTATAACTGGAATTTCGCATGGCTATGAAGATGTTCTACCTGTAGAGACTATAAAATCGACCATTAATCAGTCATCCGATTCGGTTAAAATTCAAGCAAGGCATGTTGAAATAGACGGAGCAGCTATATTTACATCTATTAGCTCTGATGTTGACTCTGCTATAACTTCTAAAGGTTATGCTACAACGTCTCAAGTTAATACTGCAAAAAACGAGGCTATTAGTACCGCCGCATCGGATGCTACATCGAAAGCTAATACAGCTGAACAGAATGCTAAAGATGCCATTCCTACTGATATTTCTGAGTTGAATAATGATACAGGGTTTATTACGAATGCCTCTTTACCAACAAAGGTTTCTGACCTAACTAATGACTCAGGTTTTCAGACTTCTACTCAGGTTGATACAGCTATCACGTCTAAGGGTTATCAAACAAGTTCTCAGGTTGAATCAGCCATTACATCTAAGGGTTATCAAACAAGTTCTCAGGTTGAATCAGCTATTACATCTAAGGGGTATGCTACAACATCTCAAGTTAATAATGCTAAGACAGAAGCAATAAACTCTGCTAACAGCAATACAGATACTAAGCTTCAATCTTACAGCACCACGACTCAGATGAATTCAGCTATTGGAACAGCTAAAACAGAAGCAATTAATGCTGGGTATGCTAATTACGGTTACAAATACCACAAGGATATAGTTATATACGGTGATAGTGATAAATACTATCCAGTGTATTTTGATAACAACGGAAGCGATTACGGTCAAGATGTACCACATGATCTTCTTATAAAACGTAGTTACCACGAACAAGCTCCGTCTGATTGGTATACGTCAACGCATAAGGGATCCCTTACATTACGAGTGCGTTGGAACTATGGTGGATGGGGTGGAGCCACATATAACGTTCAGGTTTATGAATGGTCTGAAATGTATTCCACTATTGTTGGCGATATATTAGTTGGCAATAAGTCAGGAATGAACAGTACTATATACCTGAGGGGTGGTGGCACGACAGGAGCTCTATATCACTTATATTCTGATGTAGCCTTTGACACTACTCGGTATGGAGCTACGTTTCCTTATATTGGAACCACTACTCCTGGTACAGTTTATATGCAAACCGGAACGTATACGTGGACTGTAGACAACCCATTGACAACTCCAAACAAAATGCATATATTATCGTTAGCAGCCGTATTAGAGGAACAATATATCTACATTTCCAAAGCATCCGGTACAAATTCAGTAGCATCTACCGAAACGTGGGTTATAACTAGTTCAGATAGTCAAAATACTTGGACTACTAAAAGACCTACATACAATGCCTCATATCCAGTCTTATTCGTTGCAAAACAGAAAAAGACAGCAACTGGTCATGTTATTTGCACAACTCCAGTAAAAGATGATACTACAACCATCATAGACGGCGGACATATCACAACTGGAACAATAGATGCCTCAAGAGTAACTGTAAATAATATAGACGCAAGCAAAATAACCACTGGGAGCCTGTCAGCCGATCGAATCAAAGCTAATGTTATAAGTGCTGTAAATAACGGAACTGGCACCATCAATGCAGATAAGATCAATGCCTCAGCCCTTAGTATAGGATATTCACAGTTAACTAATACACCTACAATACCGACCAAGGTAAGCCAGCTTACGAACGACAGTAGCTATGCTACTACTACTCAACTACCGACCAAGGTAAGTCAGTTGACGAATGACAGCAGTTATGCTACCACTACCCAGTTAGTGACTAAGTCCGACAAGACTCATCCTGATACCAGAAATGATAATCAGCCTCCGAGCTGGTACTTTACTAATTATCCAAGGCAGACTATTAAAGAATTTAAGTACGCAAATAAGATAGGGATAGGTTCATCATCTGTATATTGCACTCTTGAAACAACTGTTCCTTGGAGTGATAGTAGTGGTGGATATCCAACACAAACTACAATTGTAGATAAGGTCAAGTATTCTAGAGTAGGGACAAGCGCGAGCACTTGGAGCCCTTGGGTAACTGACAATACCAGTGTCGTAGTTTCTTGTGTATCTATTGATTATCCAAACAACACTGCATCGCTTAAAGCTCTTTTGTACATAGACGGAGTTGCTACAACCACGAATGTGACGTATCAATGGTTGAAAGATGGGACTGCCATATCGGGTGCTACGAGTCAGACGTTAGCTGTGACTTCAGCGATGGGCTTGAATCATGTCTATTCATGTACTGTCACCTATTAGAAAGGATGCATCATGCCAAAGCAAACAGGAAGCATAGATCTTAGCTCTCAAAAACAGGCTCACGATGATGCATCCAAGACTGCTACGAATTATATTCGAGCTGATAGCACAGGGATTCGTATTGCTAATAGTAATCCTGATAACGCAACAACATATCAGCATCAAACTAGCCAAAAGACAGAATTTGTAGTAAACGACATAATCGCCAGTGACATAAGTTCAGATGGATTGCGAATATATGATCGCAAATCCGGATTATATAGTACAGATTCTGTAATAGCCCATTTTGGAGAGTCTAGTCGTATAGGTTTTAAGAGTGGCATTCATACGGATGTTTTTGATCTTGGATTTGATGTTTCTTCTGGTCCTGACAAGTTGTTTTCTGTGGAAATAGATGAATCTGATGAAATCAAATACAACATCATTCATTATTGGATGAGCACAGATGATTCAAATAATACATATGCCACAATACCAGCTAATTCTACAGGATCATATACAGCAACATTTTCTAGAACTGCTTTAGATTCGTATTCTGATTATCTAACAAAACGAGTTTGGAAGTATTCTGACGAAACATATTGGCATAACTTTGATAGCAACGAAGGAACTCCACTTACAAATGGATATGCTTCGATAAGTAGTAGAGAAGTAAACAACGATCTTATAATATCGTATGAAGAAGGCTGGACTAATACTTCTTCGAAGGATGTAAACGTTGCCTATGCATCAGTGTCGGATTCCAGAAACGTATTGCTTACGATAGGTAAAACTTCCACAAGCATTTTAAAAATGGATTACCGTTCATTAAAAATGATAGGCAAAGAAGGCAGAACTTATTTCCATGTTAGTGACTTGCGAGACGAAACTGGTACCGCAACAGTGTCAGAAAGATTTATAGGTGATGGATATTCTATAGAATTTTATTTAAATTCTATTCCGGCTACGTCTTTTGTTAGTCTGACAGTTGATGAAACTGAAATTGATCTATCCGTAGAAGAGCCAGAAGTTGAATTAGTGGATGGAAATAAAATTCATTTTATGTCTTCTGCTCCTAGCCCTGGTTCAGTTATTGAAGTTGTGTACACGACTACGGATCTTTATGTAACAGCTGCTACATTCGGCTGGCGAGCGTCTGGATACATAGGACCGAATTCTTTTGCTTCTGGTCAAGGAATAGTTGCTAGTGCAAATAGTTCTACAGCATTCGGTTTTGGAACTAAAGCTATCGGTAAAGGCTCTTTTAGTGAGGGATTTAATAATATTGCCAACGGAGCTTATGCACATGTTGAGGGCGGCGGACTTTATTCATACGTTGATCAATATGGCGATCAATCTTATAAAAACGTAGCTTCCGGAGATAGTGCTCATGCAGAGGGAATGGATAATGTAGCTTCTGGAAGAGCTGCTCATGTTGAAGGTGGCTATGCTTTTTATAATGTAGCAAATTATGGCGAATATAATGCTGGCAATATTGCTTCTGGTGATAGTTCTCATGCTGAAGGAATATATGCTAAGGCTATCGGCGAAGCTTCTCATGCGCAAAACATTGGTACTATAGCAAGCGGTGGTGGTCAAACCGCAATAGGACGATATAACATTCAAAATGATAGTAATAATTTTGCATTTATTATTGGGAACGGAGCCAATGATAGCAGTCGTTCTAATGCTCTTACTGTTGATTGGAACGGAATCATAAACTTACCAGCGATTGCTTTAAATCAAACCGGCACTGGTCTTGTTATTCATGGTTCTAATTTAAAAACTTCTGACGAAACCAATGACACTTCTGCTAATTTATGGGGCACTGCTCTTGAGATTCGAGATCATGGTAACAACCAACGCTCTTACGTTAGACACTTCGAAACTACAAATAATCATCAAGGAATACAAGTAGAAACAAGACGTTATATTAATAATGCGTGGGTTTATAATGGTTTGCGATTATCTGTAGATGGTAGTGGGAACATTGCGGTTGCATTAGCCAGTGGAACGCCTTGGCGAAACGCCATATTCGGAGTGACTAATGGTGTAGTTCCAGCTTCTTTAGGCGGTACTGGTCAAACGTCTCTCCAAGCAACTCGTAATGCCATGGGTCTAGGCAATACAACAGGTGCTTTACCGATAGCAAATGGTGGTTCTGGATTGACCGGTAGTGCTTATGCAAACTTTACTTTAGCATCTGGATGTTCGGCAAGTACTCATGCTTATAGACATTGGGGTAAAGTTGTAACAGTCATGATTTATAATGCAACTTTCACGGCAGACGTCAGTAGTACCGGCTCGCATAACATAGGAACTGTTGATTCTGGATATAGACCAGCTGCTTACGTGTATGGGGCAGTTGCCTCAACAAACATCACCGGATCAAGTGGATACATAAGAATAGGAACCGACGGTGTCATAACATTTAGAAATAGATCTGGGTCTACGTTAACAAAAGGCGGTACTATATCTGGAACTATAACTTACGTTGCGGCATAATGGAGGTTAATAATGATCGAACGAAATGTAAGCATTCAAGGAGTTATATATAATACTCATGACATACAAACTATCGAACATAACTATTCCGCAAATAAAACATTTATAGGAATCTTATCTCATAAGAACACCGATGACGGCAGTATTGAAACATCATCTTGGTACGATTTCGATCTAGACGAGAGTCTTACTAAGACATCTGCTGAGGAATTGATGCTAACTCATGATAATTTTCAAGAGGCTGTAGACGTCGATACTGCTGTAAGCAACGCTGTTGACAATGTTTTGGTTGACATTCTCCCACTTCTGGATGATGAACAAGCAGAGCAGGTTAAAAACCTTTTCAAGCCTTGGACAGTTGACAAAAGCTACGAAGTTGGCGACCGTGTTCTCTACAATGATATTTTGTGGAAGTGTACTCAGGCCCACACATCTCAAGAAGACTGGACACCCGATGTATCTGCCTCGTTGTGGTCTAGGACCGGTCAAAATCCGGAGAATCCCGATACAACACCCGAGTGGATTCAGCCCACTGGAGCACAGGATGCTTACCAAACAGGCGACGAGGTAACCCATAATGGATATGTTTGGGTTTCTACAGCGGACAGCAATGTTTGGGAGCCCGGAGTATACGGTTGGGAACAGAAATAAGGTAGCTTATATTTAGAAAGGAGATTCTATTATGGATCAGCAAATTCCATTTGAGGTAGTAATGGACCGGGCTCGTAGGGATATTGTTCAGTTTATTGAGCAGGTCGGAAATCAATATTCTATCCCCTCTTGTATTCTTGTTATTATGTTGGAGCAAATCGTCAAAGATAGTAAGATAGCTGCTTACGAGAGTGCGTTTGGATCTTTGAATCTTAACCAACAACCTGCTCCAGCTCCTACCCAAGATGATATTCCACCTGAGGAATCAGATATGGAATAGTATTGTAAAACTGTTTATATTTTAGGAGGTTATCGTGATTAGACCACCGCCGAAGACAAGAAAAGACCGTATGGTACAGTTAGCTTTAGACATAGCTAATGATCCGACACATGGATATTCTCAAAAACCACCATCAGGAAGGTGGGGTCCAGACTTTGATTGTTCGTCTCTTATGTATTACTTGGCAAACAAAGCTGGATTTCCTGTTGGAACCGGAGGAGAGAAGGTGCGATTTACGGGTACTATGCTAAAAGATTTCGAAAAAGCAGGTTTTCAAATCCTACCATTTGCTAATGTTGGAATCAGCGATTTAAAGATTGGCGATATTTTACTTAATCTCGCTCTTCACGCAGAAGTATATGTTGGAAACGGTGAAAGTGTCGGAGCAACATCCAGCGAAAATGGTGGGTTTGTTGGAGAAGCAGGAGATCAGACAGGACGAGAGATTGAACAGCATCCTGTTATAACTTTTGATAAAGGATGGGATTGGGTTCTGCGACCTCCTGAAGACGATGAAGTTAACGACGAAGAAAGTGAAGAAGGTGATGACGAAGTGCCGATGAACTATGGTAGTCCTAACCAGAATCCAGGTCAATGGGGTAATACCACGACTGCTCCAAACATGATGGGCGGCCAGAATGGTATGAACTATCCAATGGGAGGCTGGCAAGGAGGATACAATCCAAATGGTGGATGGCAACAAGGTTATAATCAAGGTTATCGCCAAGGCTATCCTCAAGGCAATCTTGGTCAAATGAATGGATATTCTCAAGCAAACGCTGGTTATCCTCAAAATAATATGATACCTAATGGTCCTCAAGGCATGGACAACGATCTTTGCTTCGTCATGGGCATTGAAGGTGCTAAGAATTATCGTGGTAAACCAAATTCTCGTATGCCTCTCTTTGATGAAGACAAACCAATCATGTATATTACCAGCTTTGATCAAAATGGTAATGCTACTAACATTATGCCTTATCAATTTTCCGAGTGCGCTGAGGAGATGCCTCAACACTTGTCGCCATTGATGCAGCAAACTCCAATTGGCAATACTATGATGTCTGGTGGCGGAATAACGCGTGAAGAAATTGTGCAAATAATTAAGGAGACGCTCGGAAATGAATCCTCTAATGAACCAGGGAACTCCGGGCCCAATCAACAACAATCCCGGGGGAATGCCAACAGGTCCAATGGCAGGTCAAATCAATAATGGACCTATGAATGTTATGCAGCGTATGATATTTAATAAGTTGTATAATTCCAATCCGCAATTTAGACAATTTGCGGAATCTATGCAAGGAAAGACCCCTGAGCAAGCTTTTCAGGAGCAAGGGCTGGACTATAACCAGTTCCAAAATGTAAATCCAAACCAAATACGTAATATGTTAGGATTCTAATAGAAGGGAACTACCATGGGTGAGAATGGTGTCTTAGGTGGCGGCATGGGTCCTGCTGACGTGGCTGCTGTTATGCGTGGAAACAATGGATACTACAACGATGGTTGGGGTGGTAATAACTCCTTCTGGATTGTAATTCTGTTCCTCGCTATGATGTGGGGTGGTAACGGATTCGGTTGGGGTAATAACAACGGTTTCCAGAATGCTATTGGCTATGAGAACCTTGCTACTTCTAACGAGGTTCAGCGAGGCTTCGATAATCAGAATTCCATGGCTAACGAGCGTGAGATCCTTGCCTCTATTAATGCGAATTCTCTTCAGGGCATGCAAAATGCCAATCAGAATACTCAGTACATGACTGGTATGCTGAATGATAAGTATAATGAGTTGCAGCGTGATATTGCCAATGTTGGTATGATGCAGCAGCAAGCCATTGCGAATCAGAATGATTGTTGCTGTTCCACCAAGATGTTGATTCAGGATAACACTGCTGCTATCAACGCTGGTCTTGCACAGAACCGCTATGATGCTGCTTTGAATACTGCTAACCTTAATGCTGGTATGGCTCAGAGCCGTTATGAGGCTGCTATGAATACAGCAGCTATTACGCAGGCCATTCAGCAAGATGGTGCAGCAACTCGACAGCTCATGCAGGAGAATAAGATCGAGGCTCTTCAGCAGAAGGTAAATGATCTTAATCTTCAGGTTCAGATGGCTGGCGTAGCTCGTGTTCCTATGACTGCTACGTATAATGCTGGTCCGTATCCTTTCTGTGGTTGCAATCAGAATAATTGCTGCATGTATAATTAATTAAATAGCGGAGGGAAATGCGTAAAATGCGGATGCCCATAAAGATAGAATTCTTCGCAAGTTTTCTGGAGTGTAGTGGCTACTCGGCAACCCTCCGCGTTTAATTCAAAATGGAAGTTTATTACGGAGATGGTATAAGTGATTATTCTTACTAACACAGTTAGCCAGGAACTTGCTCCGGGTCAGTCACTTACTTTTAATCTAAAGGTATTGCATACTGGAAAGTGCGAGTGTTTCAGAGAGGGTTCTGGAGCAGTTATACTTGGACAGCGCAATGCTATTTATGATGTTGATTTTAGCGCTAATATTGGTGCTGATGCGGCTGCAGGCGTTGCACAACTAGCTATTGCATCGAACAGCTCTCCTTTGATCGAGACTACTATGATCTCAACTACGGCAGCAGTTGGAGATCTTAATAACGTGGCCAAACATACGGCCGTAAAGACTTGTTGCTGTGGGCCCGAGTCTATTACAATTGTCAATACGGGTGAAACCACAGTGATTGTTGAAAATCCTTCACTCTTTATTAGGCGGCTTCCTTATAGAGTGGAGAATAATGCACGTTGATATTCCATTAGAGATGCTTATACAAACGATATTTACAGCCGTTATAGGTTGGGCTGTCAAGGTAATTCTTGACCAGTTCAAAGCTTATCGCGAAGAAAGTAAAACTTGGCGTACGAATATGGATAACAAAGTTGATGATATCAACAACGCCGTTCAAGCCAATATGCGTACTAATATTCTTCACTATTGCGAAAAGTATCTTAATAGAGGCTGGGTAACTTCGGAAGAACTGAAATCGCTAACTGATTTGCATGAAAAGTATACGGCTCTTAATGATCACAACGGATTCATTGACGGGTATATGGATCGTGTAAATTCACTGTCAATTCGAGAGATCTGAAATTTGGCGGATGATTCTTCGGAGTTGTCCGCCTTTTTATTGGCTATTCTCCTCTCTCAATGAGAGAGTTTGTATATAGTTTGTTTATATTTAATGAAAGGAGCTACACCATGGTCAACACTGAAAAGAAAAATGAGTTCGAGCTTCCACAAGAGCCTCATTATGTGGCTAAGAATGCTAATGGTTGGAGTGTCGAGATGTCTGGTCTCGATGCTGTAGATGGTAGTGAGACAGACCATACTGGTACTTTTGGTCTACCTATCATTAATTTTACTATCGAGGCTGCTGATATTCTTAAGGCACGTGTTCGTAATAAGCGTGGTAAGTGGCTTCCTTTCAAGACTGGTTTTGGTATGAACAAGATTCAAGCTCTTGGTGATGACACACCTATTACGGGTATTGAAATTCTTGGCGACAAGTTTATTCTGTCAATTCATGTTAAGGGTGGCGGATGGCTTCCATCTGTTATTACTAGTAAAGTTGAGGGTGAAGTTCAGGTAATTGCTGGATCCACTATTGATGCTATCTGGATTGATAAGATTTAATAAAATTGTAAAGAGGTAGTCATGATTAATTTTGGAGATTTCATTAAATCACAAAGAGGTAATGTAGGTTATCCTCGGCATAAGAAGATACGTATTGATGATATTTCAAATAATTCGACAAGCATCGAAGAAGCTAAAGCAAAAGTTCAGGCTATTCTTGATTCTGGGGCTATGAAAAGAAAGAAAATTAAGAAGCATAAAAAGTCTGAGGAATAAAGGAGCGCAGTTATGAGGGAACTTGTACTTGATATTTCTAAATACGATGAAGGAATAGATCTTTCTGAGTGGAAAAATAAGCGTGGTCTTTGGGGAGTGATTATAAAGCTCGGAGGACATGAGGATGCAGTAGGTGGTCGATATTCGGATCGTTTGGCCTCGACATTCTATACTCAAGCACGTTCTCTCGGTCTTCATATTGGTTTTTATTATTATACCGACGTTCAAGATGTTGCTACAGCTAATGCTGATGCTAACCATTTCGCAAAGCTTATTACTGATATTGTTGGAGATGGGTATTACGATCTGCCATGTTATATGGATGTCGAGGATCCCCGACAGTTCAATCTAAGTATTCGAAAACTTACAGACGTTATTAAGTCGTTCTGCAATACTTTAATTTGGCGTGGTTTTTATGCCGGTATATATACTGGTGGTAATGCATGGTTGAATAACATGTATGCCGATGAACTTCGTGATTATGCGAATTGGATTGCATGGTGGCGCAGTACTTGGCCTGCAGAGGCTGGTGATATCGGCATGTGGCAGCAGGGTTGTGGCAATGTTGACGGTGCTATCGAGTATGACGACAATGGTAAAGACGGCTATCGTGATGTTGATTGGTGTTGCATTGATTATCCGTCCAGAATAAATGACGGGTGGACTAAGAAGAAAAATACCGATTCCGAACCTCCTAAAGAAAATCAAAATGGAAGTGAGGTTAGTCGTATGGGACGTGCTTCTGATGTAATCAATGCTGCTTATGGTGAGCTTGGTTATTACGCACCAAATGATCCCGAGAGAGGATCGAAATATGGTCGCTGGCTTGCTGGAGTTACTGGTGAAGATTGGCTAGCTGGGCCGTCTAACGAGATATTCTGGTGCTGTATGTTTGCATCTTGGTGTCTCGATCAAGGCGGCGTTAAGATGGATGGTTTTCCAACTCAGAATACCGATCTTGCACTTAACGGCGGAGCCAAGAAATATGCAGTAGACAAATACGATGTCCGATATGGCGATATTGTTATATTTAATTGGGACTGGAATGGAACCACCGATCACATTGGCTTTGCTACTGGTGAATTTGATGGAGCTGGTTTTACAACTATTGAGGGTAATGTCGGAAATGCTGTCCAAGAGAAGTATCGCCAGATGGGAAATGTTGCTTACGTCCTTCGTCCACCCTATGAAGGTTATGGCGTTGTAGGTGGTAATACTCCGTCTGTTTCCAATGATCCTAAGAACAATCGTGATGGTGGAAAACTAGATGTTGACGGTATTGGTGGCTGGAATACCATTATTGATCTCCAACATGTTCTTAGAACTACTGAAGACGGACGAATTAGCGGTCAGTATTCTAGTAATAAACAGTACCACTGGGGAATGTCAAACGTTGACTATGATCGTGGTGGGTCCGAGGTTGTTCGAGCTCTTCAGAAGAAAATTGGTGCAGATCCTGATGGTCAGTGGGGTCCAGATACATCTATTAAACTTCAGCAATGGCTTGTTAATCAGGGCTATAATGTTTCTGTTGATAAGTACTTTGGTCGCGAATCAGTTAAGGCATTGCAACAATCGCTTAATGACGGTAAGTGGGATTAATGTCTGATGAAGTAATTATCGAGCTTTGTCGTATAGTCGGCATCATTATAGTTGCATGCTGTTTAGGATGGGCAGCATACAAAGATCGTTAGCAAATTCAAAATGGAAATTTTCCTCAGTTGGAATTTTCATAAAACCATTATAAATATTGGAGGCAAATATGGTTCTCGATAACAAGATCTATGATATTCTTAAGTGGATTGCACTGATCGTGCTTCCTGCTCTTGGAGCTCTTTATTTTGGACTCGCTCAAATTTGGGGCCTTCCTTTTGGTGAAGAGATTGTTGGAACTATTACAGTTGTCGACACATTCCTTGGAGCACTTCTTGGCGTAAGTACTAACAACTACAATAAAACTATTGACTATAAGGCCTAAGCTTTCGGAGGGAGAGATATGGCTAGAGATACGTATCTCGCCCACCATGGCATTAAAGGTCAGAAGTGGGGCGTTCGTCGTTATCAAAACGCAGATGGTAGTCTCACAAATCAAGGGCTTAAACGTTATTATGGTACTGGAGCAAAGCATAAAGGTTCTGGAGAAGAATCTGGCAGTTCGAAAAATGGCGGGCATGCTGGGCAATTCTTAGCTAACCATAAGCGAGAATTGGCTATAGGGGCTAGTGTTGCTGGCGGAGCATTATTGACATATGGTGCCTATCAAGTTCACGATATGGGTTTATCCAATCCATCATTGACTCGACAAGGTGCACATGCTCAGAAGTTTGCTGATTATAGTAAACAGCATGTTGATAAAACTATATCTGCTGGTACTACATTACATACACTATCATTCAACCCTGACAGAACCAAAGGTGTTGATTCATTCTTTGCCACATATAAACCCGAAGATGCTGATCGATATATTTCAAGATTTAATTGGCCTATGCGATCGCCAAAAGGCGGAATTCATTGTAAATTGGATGTACAGAATGCTCTTGCTCATGATGTTAAAGTTGCATCGGAAGATAGTGCTGTAGATGCATTCTCTAAGCTATTTAAATCTGATGATGACTTTAGAGGTTTTATTATGGATCAGTCACGATTAGCAGCTCATCCAGATGCAAAAAAGCCTGGATTGTTATATAAAGGTTATCGTGATGCTAATAAAACTCTTCGGGAACTTCAAAAAACTGGTCGTCAGCCAACAAAAGACGATATGCGAAAGTTACATCTTCTTTTTAACTTTGCTGCACCTATTAGTTCTGGTGATAAAATGAGCAAAG